TGACGACTTGGTTATGTGTCTGGTTCTTTTTGCTTGGGCAACCCGACAAGATTTCTTTGAAAATCTTACAAATTTAGATGTCCGTCTTGAGATGTATCAGAGTCAAATTGAGCAGATAGAATCTGAACTTTTACCTTTACTTTATAATGATGGTACAGATGTTGGTGATAAAGAGAACAATTTAGATGAAGATGCATGGATATTGGTAGATAAAGATAAGATTCCTAAAAAGGTAATATTTGACAAGAGAGATACTATAGACGGATGGTTTGTTTGAAGATCGTAAAAAATATACATATTTGGAAACCACAACTTACTTAAAGGAGATTAAAAAATGGCACGACCAAATGTTACGATCAAGGTAATAGATGAATCATTAGTAGCACCAATCGGTGAAAACACAAGTCCCGGTAGAGGTGCTATGGTTTCCAGAACTAGATTAGCACACGATTTAGGAACAACTGGTGAAAAACAACAAGGTCTTTTGTTTACCGGCAGCATTCAGGACTGGTTCGGTAGACTTCGCATCTACACAGAAAACAATTTAAAGGGATTATCCTCTGGTTATTGGTATGGAGCAACATTACAAGCCGCAATTGGTGTATGTGCGGCAGAACACATTGATATTGGAGGAGCAGGAGCAACCAAAGCATGGCAAAAAGAATGGTGGGCGGTTCATAACTTCCTTCAGTATGGTGGTGGATGCTTTATTGGAAACACTGGAACTGTTTCGCATATTCTTGACAATACTGGTTCTCTAAAAGATCCAACTTTAAACTTTGATGTTGCGTTCCTGGGAGACACTGCTGCGGCATACATAACAGATCTCAAGAATGTAATTGACACTAAATCAGGATCTGAACTTCCAGCACTTGGCGTTGTAAATACCGAAGTGGATGCAACTGAGAAGGTAAACGGCACTGAAAGTGAGTTTTATGTAAATGTTGCAGGTGCAAAATACCACTTAAATGGTGTAGGTCAGGGAGATCTTGATGCAACTAAACTAATTCTCACCAATCTAACCCCAGACGTTGCAGGGTGCATTACTCGTTGTGATCGAGACTCATTCCCTTGGTTCTCACCTGCCGGCAGACTTAGAGGAAGAATTCTAAATGTTGTTAGACTTCTTGAAAATCCAAGCGTCAGCAAACAAGATACTTTATATGACGCAGGGATTAATCCAGTAATAACTTTCCCCGGAGAAGGAACAATTCTATTCGGTGACAAGACCGGCCAGGCTGATACATCGACTCTTTCACGAATCAATGTTTCTAGATTGTTCATCCATCTAAGAAAAGTTATCAATCCAATTGCAAGAAGCATTCTCTTCGAAATCAATGATGCAACCACTAGATCTAGATTTACACTTGCAGCAAGCACAGTTCTAAATACTGTAAAGGCACAAAGAGGTATTACTGATTATAGAATCATTTGCGATGAAACTAATAATCCACCAGAACTAGTACAAGCAAGAATCTTTGTTGCAGATATTCTAGTGAAACCAACGATTGCCATTAACTATGTAAGAATTACCTTCACCAATAAGAATCTAAACGATAACTTATCTGCTACTGCTTAATTAGCATAAATATTAATATAGAAAGAAGGAGTAAGAAACATGGCATCAGGAATTAATGATTTTAGAAAACAATTTAAAGGAACAAGAAATAATAGATTTGCTATTGAACTTGGTCTTCCTACCGAGGTAGGCGATGGAACAGAATTACGACTAGATCTTTATGGTAAGGCCACATCATTACCTACTGCATCTATTGGTGTAATTCCTGTTCCTTGGATGGGTAGAGTTATTAAGTTCTCAGGAGAAAGAACATTTGCTGACTGGACTATTCAGCTATATGATGAAAATTCAGCAGGGAATTCAGATGTTCGTAGTTTGATGATGAAGTGGTTGGAACTAATGAATACAGTAGAAACTCATGACATTAGTTACAATAAAACTTCAGAAGCAATTATCGCTTGGAACGATTTACAGGGTGCTCAAGAAGGTCGTCACAATAGTCAATCAAGTTGGGGTAAGAGAGTAAAACTCTACAACTGTTTCCCAATTGATGTTGGCGAATTACAATTAAGTTATGATAACGTAGATCAGTTTAGTGAATTCCCAGTGACATTTGCATTTGATTTTTGGGATTATGTTGATGCTGGTGGGCGCGCAATAACATCTGTTACCATAAACGAAGCACAACCAGGATTTGTTGGTCCGAGATAAGAAAGTTTAATTATTATGGCAATAAGCGATTATTTTGGTTTTTCTTTTGGTAAGAAAAAGTCTAAAGATGAAATGGATGGGGTTGAGGTTCCAAAGACCCAACCCTCATTCATTTCTCCTGAAGATTATGATGGCACATATGTAATTGAAACTGGTGGTATTCTTAGTAGTTATTTCGACTTCGGTGGATCTCTTACCGAAGAAAATACACTAATACAACAATATCGTTCAATGGCACTTTATCCAGAAGTAGATAAAGCAATTCAAGACATTGTAAATGATGCTGTAGTTTTTGATGATACCAATGAATCAGTTGCAATGAATTTAGACAATATAACGGCACTTTCAGATAATATTAAAGGCAAACTACAAAACGAATTTAAGTTTATAAAGAAGTTGTTGGACTTTAATAATAAAGGTGATGAAATTTTTAGAAGATGGTATATCGATTCTAAATTGTATTTTCATGTTATCATAGACATGGAACAACCACAAAGAGGAATAATAGAACTTCGTGGTATCGATCCGACTAAGATCAAAAAGATTCGTAAAGTAGAAAAAGAAGTAAAACACAGTGGAACTGGATCGGTTTCAGTAGTTAAGAAAATCGATGAGTTCTTCGTTTATACTGATTTAGATACAGATTCTCTTACCCCAACTACCTCTCAAGGTATTAAAATTGCAGTTGATTCTATTTCATATTTACATAGTGGAATAGTGGATAGTACAACAAAGAGAGTTGTTGGTTATGTTCATAAAGCAATTCGTCCTATAAACATGTTAAGACAGATCGAAGATGCTATCGTAATTTATAGAATGTCAAGAGCACCAGATAGAAGAATTTTCTATGTGGATGTTGGTAACTTACCAAAACAAAAAGCAGAACAATATATTTCATCATTGATGAACAAATATCGCAACAAAATCACCTATGATAGTAAGACAGGTGAAATCAAAGATGAAAGAAATCACATGTCCATGCTTGAGGACTATTGGATTCCTAGACGAGAAGGTGGTAGAGGAACCGAAGTGGCAACACTTGAAGGTGGTCAAAATCTAGGACAACTAGAAGATGTTGATTATCTTTTGAAGAAAGTCTATAGAGCATTGAATGTGCCAATTAGCAGAATGGAAACTACTACTGGATTTAGTCTTGGTAGATCAACAGAAATTACCAGAGACGAAGTTCTTTTCTTCAAGTTTATTGAAAAACTAAGAAAAAGATTCTCCCTACTATTTGTTGACCTGCTCAAGAAGCAAGTTCTTCTGAAGGGTATCATGACAGAATCCGACTGGTTAAAAATACACCAAGATATCTACTTTGTTTGGAATAAAGATTCATTCTTTAGTGATTTAAAGGAGAATGAAATTTTAAGAGAAAAGGTAGATATGTTGAATATTATGGCAAACTATGTTGGTCAATTCTATTCAAATGAATGGTTAAGAAAGAATATTCTTAAGCAATCTGATGAAGAAATTCAAGAAATTAACCAACAGATGCAAAATGAACAGGCTGCCGCTTTAGAACAACAAATGATGCAGCAGCAGGAAAATCCAGAAGGTACGGAAGAGGCTCCTCCAGAGGAAGCATAAAATATAAATACATAGATATATTACAGGAGAAATAAATGAACACCGAACTAAAAAACGCAATTACTTTGATGATCAACGAAGAAATAGTGAAGGCCAAAGAAATCATTGAAAAGGATCTATACGCTAGACTTGGACAAGCGTTAGAAGAAAAACTAATGGAATTTGCTCCAACTGTTTTCAATGAAGAAAAGGAAAAAGATGAGGAAGATGAAAAGGATGATTCTGAAGATTCAGAAGATGAAGGTGATGAAGGCGATGAAGAGGATGATGAAGAGGATGATGAAGAATCTGATGATGAAGATGAAAAAGAAATGAATGAACGATTTGAGTATGAACTATATGAAGCAGTCGCTAATCTTGTAGAAGAACTTCAGGAAGAAGAAGGTCGTCTTCTATCTCAAGAAGAAATTGAAATGGTTGCAGAAGAGTTTATTAATCAATATCAATTAATTTCAGAAGAATCAGAAAAATTAGATCCAGTAGGAGAAGAAGACGGAGATATTGATAACGACGGTGATGAGGATGACAGCGATGGTTATCTTGCAGCACGAAGAGCCGCAATTGCTCAGGCAATGCGAGGAGAATAAATAAATGAAATTAATCACAGAGCATATTGAGGAAGTAAAGCCTTTAATCGAAGCTCGTGAAGACGGCAAGAAGTCTTATTTCATCGAAGGAATAATGCTTCAGGCAGAAACCGTTAATCGTAATGGTCGCATGTATCCTCTTCCAATTCTTTCCGAAGAAGTGGACAGATATAACACCAATTATGTTCTGAAAAATAGAGCACTTGGTGAATTAAATCATCCAACAAGCCCTACTGTAAATCTTGATAAGGTTTGCCATATGGTTTGTGAAATGAAGAAAAACGGCAACAACTTCTACGGAAAAGCAAAGATTCTTACTGAAACACCAATGGGTGCAATTGTTAAAAACCTAATCGATGAGGGAGCACAACTAGGTGTTTCATCAAGAGGTATGGGTTCACTGCAAAAGATCAACGGTGTTAATATTGTTCAAAAGGATTTTACTCTTTCTGCAATAGATGTTGTTGCTGATCCTTCTGCACCCGGTGCATTTGTCAACGGGATCATGGAAGGAAAAGAGTGGATCTGGGATAATGGTATCCTTAAGGAACAAAGAATAAACGAGTATCATAATCAATTAAAAAGAACTCCTAAGAGAAAATTAGAGAAAACGGCACTAAAACTCTTTGAGGATTTCTTACGAAGATTATGATGTGTACAACATTTTAAGCGTCAAAAAATACTAATTACTAAATATTAAAAAACGGAGGTATACAGTGTCAGAATACGAAGATACAAATTTATATAACGATGGAACAGGTCGAGGGGCAAAACTAGGAACCCTTGATGGTGCAAAAGCAACCAATTCAGCAGCTGCAAATATGGCTTCCTTAACTCCAGGTGGTGGTCAGGAAGAATCAGATCAAGAAGACGATAGCGTGAATGAAGAAATGGAACAACTAGAAGTTGACATTTCAGATACTCTAAATGCTCTTTTTGAATCAACAGATGTAACTCCAGAATTTGTTGAAAAGTTCAAAGTAATCTTTGAAGCAGCACTTTCAGAAAAAGTTGCATTGATTGAAGAAGCAATTCTTGAAGCAAGCAAAGAAATCATTGAAGAAAATACCAACCTAGTAACTGAATCACTAACTAACCACATGGATGAATATCTTTCATATGTGGTTGAAGAGTGGATGAATGAAAATAAACTAGCAGTTGAAAACGGTTTCAGAACCGAAATCGCAGAAAACTTTATGATGGGACTAAAGGAACTATTTGAAAATAGTTTCATTGATGTTCCTGACGAGAAATACGATGTACTTGACGATCTATTTTCGACCAATTCAGACCTTGAAACTCAACTAAACCATACCATTAAGGAAAATATGGAACTCAAAAATAAGGTTCTTGCTCACGAATGTGCAGAATCTTTTGTTGATATGAGCAGAGGTCTTGCTGATACCGAAGTAGAAAAGTTAGCAAAACTTTCAGAGAACATTGAATTTAATAGCGTTGAACAATACCGCGACAAGATTCAACTACTCAAGGAATCATACTTCGGAGTAGAAGGTTCACCAGAAAATACTGGTAATCTTTTAACTGAAGAAACCACAGACGTTAATAGAAAACCAGCTGGTGCGGATCCTATGATGGATGCGTATATCCATAGCATCAGCAACCAGCTTAAGTTAACTAATCGTAAAACCGTAAAATAATAAATAGATTACACAAAGGAGAATAGAGAAATGGATTTTAATCAGTCAACACCATACGATACTTTAGTAGAAAAGTGGGCCCCTGTGCTTGATCACAAGGAGCTCGAAGATATTAATGACATTCATAAGAAGAGAGTAACCGCAGTTCTTCTAGAAAATCAGAAGAATGCAATGAGAGAGCAGTACCTAACTGAAGCACCAGTCAATTCAATGGGTGGCGCATTCAGCGTTCCTACTGTTTCGTCAGCCACAAACACTTCACTTGCTGGTTACGACCCAATTCTCATTTCACTTGTTCGTCGTGCAATGCCTAACGTCGTTGCATATGATATTTGCGGCGTGCAGCCAATGACTGCACCAACCGGACTTATCTTTGCAATGCGTAGCAAGTATGAGACTCAGGCTGGGTTTGAAGCAATGTTCGATGAACCATTCCCAGCATTCTCGGGTGCTTCTGGTTCAACCGCAGGTACTACCTTCGGATTCTCACCACTAGAAGGTGGAACATGGCTTAACCTAAACGGTGCTCCTACTGGTTCACAGTGGCCAACTCGTAACTCAGGTAACGATCCACTTTCAGCATTCCGTGGTTTCTCAACTGCAAATGCTGAAAACCTTGGTAGCGGTTCACCAAACTTCCAGCAAATGGCATTCAGCATTGAGCGCGTTGCAGTCGAAGCAAAGACTCGTGCACTCAAGGCAGAATACACTACCGAACTTGCACAAGATCTAAAGGCAGTTCACGGACTTGACGCTGAGGCAGAACTTGCTAATATTCTTAGCACCGAAATCCTCAACGAAATCAACCGTGAAATTATCCGTGCAATGTACCATGTTTCCAAGACTGGTTGCCAGCAACCAGACCTTGCTAAGTACAGCACTGGTGGTGGCGTATATGACATCCTAAACGACTCAGATGGTCGTTGGAGCGCAGAACGATTCCGAGGTCTAATGTTCCAGATTGAACGCGAAGCAAACGTCATTGCCAAGCAAACTCGTAGAGGCAAGGGTAACTTCATCATCTGCTCCGCAGATGTTGCAAGCGCCCTAGCAATGGGTGGATTCCTAAACCTCGCTCCTGCCATGACCGCCAACCTAAATGTTGACGATACTGGTAATGTCTTCGCTGGTGTTCTTGCCGGTAAGATGAAGGTTTATATCGATCCATTCGTCAATACCAACCAGAACTTCGTTTGCGTTGGTTATAAGGGTTCAACTCCTTATGACGCAGGATTCTTCTACTGCCCATACGTTCCGCTACAGATGGTGCGTGCAGTAGATCAGAACACCTTCCAACCCAAGATTGGATTCAAGACTCGTTACGGAATGGTTGCAAATCCATTCGCTAAGGGTCGTGAATCATGGGCAGGTCAAACTGGTGTTGATGGTCTTGATGTAAACAGCAATGTTTACTACCGTCTCTTCCGTGTAGATAACCTCCACGGTCAAACTGGTGGATATGCTGGATGATAACAAAGTCTGAATAAGGTTCAGTGACAGGGAGGGGCAAAACCCCTCCCTGTTTTTTTATACATACTTATATGCCCAACAACATTGTAGATTACTTAGCAAGTTTACCCGCAGATTTGTTAGCACAATTACCGGGTGATATATTACTTGATAATCCATATCAACCCGAAAATAGAAACAAACTAACCAATAATAAGTTTGTTTTTCTAATTAATAGATGTCCTACATTTTCGTACTTTTGTCAAAAAGCAAATATACCAGAAATATCAATGGGTGTAAGTCTTCAGTCAAATCCAACTGCTATGGATATCAAAAGACCAGGGACTAGACATGTGTTTGGTGATTTATCTGTAACATTTGTTGTAGATGAAGATATGAAAAACTGGTTAGAAATATACAATTGGATTCGTGATCTATCAAATGACACAAACGCATATAGTGACATACTAAGAGAAGATCAAAAAACATCTTCTGCACTTTTAACTGTATTTAACAGTGCATATAAACCAATTATTAAAGTTTACTTTTATCATCTATTTCCAACTTCGTTGAGTGGTATAGATTTCGATGCAACACTGCCCTCTGTAGATGCTGTTGCCGCGGCAGCAACATTTACATTTACTCATTATGAAATCCAAGGAATAACTGCCGCTTGATTTCTGCCGGTTTTGTGATATACTATAGGTATGACTATTAAACTAAGTGAAATTCGTACAATGGCCGAGCAGGATATGAAGATTGATGGTTCTTCATTGGATACAGAAAGTCTTCGTACTCCACAAATTCACAACAAGTATCTTTCTATTATGTTGGATGAGAAACTAGTTCTAAAGAAACTAGACTCAGATTTGAACATAGTCAAAAGAAACAAGTGGTTATATTATTCTGGCAAGATGTCAGATGAACAACTAAAAGATCTTGGGTGGGAACCATTTGATCTAGCAATTCTTCGTCAGGATCTAGACAGGTTTATCGACAGCGATGTTCAAGTAATTGAACTCTCAAATAAACTTGAACTGCAAAAGGAAAAAGTAAACTACCTAGAGAATCTAGTAAAGGTTATTTCAAATAGAAACTGGAATATTCGTTCTGCAATTGATTGGATTAAATTCACACAAGGACAATGATAAAAGTAACACAAGCAGATGCGGTAAATTTAAAAGTAGATTGTGAAAAGAGCATTGCAAAGGAAATAAGTTCCTTCTTCACTTTCTC